TCTGTGCTAAATGACAAAATGTTTCCTGTAACTTCAAGAAGTGCATTACTAGCAGGGCTTGCTGTTCCTATACCAACATTACCTGCGGAGGTAATCCGCATTCTTTCACCACCACCAGCTAAAGTTCCGCCATTATTAGTTTTAAATGATATATGTTGACGAGCGCTTAATACTATATCTGAAGTGGAACCTTTAGAGCTAATTGACATCGCATTAGAAGTGCCATCAGTATAAAAATGCGTATTATTAGAAGCACCATCAGCCTCCATTATTAATGAATTAAATGTAGTGCTACCGTCTTCGCTAACTATGACCCTTGATGTCCCGTCTCTGTTGTAAGCGGCGATATCTCCACCAGATACTGATAGTTTTGTAGCTGGATCAGTTGTTCCTATGCCTACTTTTTGACTAGTATCAATCGTTATGGCTGTTGTATCAGCGGTCTCAAAAGATAAATTTTTACTAGCTATTGTGCCTACCTGTAAACCGTTAGTATCATCATATCTAATTAGGGCACTATTACTTGCTTGTCTTAATCTTATAGCGGCACCAGCAGTAGCATGGTGAATATCTAATGTTGTTTTGCTCCCGTTCTGATTAACACTTACTGTCCCAATTCCTGCACTACCACCATTCATGCATAGCAGAGTTTCTCCAGCATCATCTATTGACAATCTGGTATTTAGAGTGCCTCCCTCTGAAGCAGCTTCTTGTAATAGGAAGCGAGCAGAAGAGTCAATAGTTTGAGTCCAAACTTGACCATTTGATCCTCTACTTATCCTAAATGTTGGAGCACTAGAAGGTGCGTAAACATGTAGATCAGAATTTGGTGAACTTGTCCCTATACCAACTTGTTTTTCAAATAGTCCAGTGACTCCAGAAATGTGCGGCCCTGTAGAAAGAATAGAAGTGCTTGTGCTGTTACCGCGAGTCGTGACAGTCTGTAACGTATCAGCTTCTCCAGCCACATCTCCTGATACAAGATAAGGTGTTCCATCAGATGCGGTAATTCGATTTCCGATACCAGTCCCTATGAAATTACCAGATCCAGAAATGTTACCTCTTACGTCAAGTTTTGTTGTAGGAACATTCGTTCCTATAGCCACATTACCGCCACCATTAACTTGGAAAAAGGGAGTATTAAAAGTCTGATCTGTAACCCTAAATATAGTTTTGGAATTATTGTTTTGAACTGCGGCTTGAGCCGCTATGAGAACTTGAGGATCAGCTGATGTTGTGGGTGATATAGCTAGACCAGCAGTGTAATTCGTAAAGAAATTGACATCATCTATTTTAACACCACCACCAACTTCCAACTTCATGCCGAAACTAGAAGGATTTGCTACTCCTATACCCACTCTATCACTTGAACCATCTACATGTAACAAATGAGTATCGGTATCACCCTCAACTCTAAGGTCATTAGGTTGGCCCCCTTCGTTGATAGTAACACCACCAACCTCTAGTTTTATGTGTTCTTCCCCACCAGCCTCTAGCTTTATGGTATTATCAGTAAATTCTAAAAGTGTATCAGTGTCTCCATCATGAGTTAGCGTGCTAGCTATCTTTATCCCAGATGCGAGAAAAGTTCCATCTCTATTAAACTCATATCTATGAGTTCTAGCAACAGCATCACGAACATCTAAGTAAGCACCACCTAGATGATCACTGTCAGGCAAACAACCCATGCTAACAACAGGGATGGTTGTGCTGGCATTCATGCCAGCTTCTATGAATGCGCCAGTAGACCTTACATATATTTTAGCATTATCTTTTGTTGTTTTACCTAACTCTAATACTTGGTTCTGGTTAACAGTGCCATCGTTAAATAATTTGAAATTTATACCATGCCCGACTCTAGCTTTCCAATGTGTCCAAGTGTTATGCGCTCTAAAATCAAGACCAAAATCATCATATCCAGCTACAGTTACAGTTGAGTTAACAGCATTGGCCTCGATTACACCGAATACACCGCTTCCACTGACTTGGAAATCAGCTTGAGCACTCGCTGTTCCTATGCCTACTTTTTGACTAGTATCAATCGTTATGGCTGTTGTATCAGCGGTCTCAAAAGATAAATTTTTACTAGCTATTGTGCCAACCTGCAAACCGTTGGTATTATCATATCTAATAAGAGAGCTATTGCTTGCTTGACTTAATCTTATAGCAGCACCATTAGTGTCGTTATTAATATGTAATGTAGTTTTAGATCCGTTTGCAGACGGACTAGCTGTTCCTATTCCTACATTACCTGCGGAGGTAATAACCGCCGCCTGTGTGCCATTATTAGGTCTAAAAATTATGTCTTTACTGCTCGCTGCATCGAGGTATAAATGATTGCTTATATTTTTTATCACAAAAGCACCGTCTAAGTAGAGGTCTTGCTTGGTTCTGATCCTACCATTTACATCTAATGTATAATCTGGACTATCTGTTCCTATACCAACTCGTTTTTCAAACAGTCCAGTGACTCCAGAAATGTGCGGCCCTGTAGAAAGAATAGAAGTGCTTGTGCTATTACCACGCGCCGTAACTGTAGCTAACGTATCCGCTTCAGCGGCAGAACCCGTTGACACTGGGACACCACTAACAAATAGTCCTGCACTAAATTTTCCAGTCCCCGCTACATCAAGTTGAGAAGTTGGAGCGCCTTTGTGAACCCCTACAAAACCATCAGACCCCTGCACTTTGAATGCCTCATATCCACCCCCAGAAGGGTAAACGACTAAATCTAAATCATTATAAGCACCATTTACGATTACTCGATTTGTAGTTGATTCAGAAAAATTAACCATCTGCATACCACCAGCAAATATTTGAATCGAATCGCTACCGAGAGCAAAACGAGTATCTGAATCACCAACGGCTCTAATGTCAGTAGCAAGCAATTGGGAGTTAAAAGTGACAGTGCCATCAAATTGAGAGGCAGCCGTTGCTTTAATACCCCCACCAACACATAGGCGGTAACTAGCGGGGCTGGTATCATTAATCCCTACAAGACCATTAGCAAGGACGGTTATTCTTTCTGTATCACTTGTGGTTATACCAACAGTTGCGCCGCCACTGATGCTTAGATTCCTTGAAGTTCCTCCTGCTGAACCAGCTTCCGCTGCAATTGTGAAAACATCGTTTTCCCAACGCAAAGAACCTCTTTCAAAATTAGTCGCAGATGTATAAGTATTATAAATTCTTAAATTTTGAGCATTAGAACCATTACGCAGAGCTAATTGAGCAGCGCCATCTCTTTCTAATTTGATATCTGGACTATCAATACTACCACCAAGGAAGAACTTTAAGGCACTAACTGCGCTGGTTTGATATCCAACTCCCACATTAGATCCATACAATCCTTTACCAATAAAAATATAAGAACCAGCTGGGGTTATATTAAGGTTACCAGCTGCTGTAGTAATTTTGGGTGTCACTGTTGCATCTGAAAAGATACCGCTAATCCCAGAAATGTGTGCGCCCGTGGATGTGACCACACCATCACCACCGATTGTAAAGAATGGATCACTTCCTTGTAATCCAAACTTGAAATCCATATTAGTGTTATGCAGATTGAACTGCATATCTGTGGTGTTATTAAGTCTGATGTTTGTATTACTTGCTACAAAAGATCTATATATGTTTCCTATGTAAGCATGATCGCTATCTATGCATATGTTACCATCACCGACTCTTAATTTATGATCTGGTGATGCTGAACCTATACCGACATTACCAGCATTAAAGTAAGTGGGGTTTGATGTGTTTGCATGAAGTTGAATAGCTACTTCAGCAGAGCTATTAAATAAGCTCACTCTCGCATTGTTACTGACATCACCAGCCCCAATCCTAACGGTATTATTACCCGCTGCACTTTTTAAAGTAATACCATCATAACTGCTAGTATCGTTAATGACTTCTAAGGGAGATGATGGACTATTTGTTCCTATACCGAAATTAGCACCAGTAATAAAACTATTACCACCAGTTGCATCTAGCCTTATTGGGGCCGTAGCAGATCTAATTGCTGCCCCACTTGGAGAATTATTATTGAATTCTAAAATGCCTGATTCTGGACTTATAACAATATTGGACATCGTATTTTATTACACTTTTAATGGTTCTGTTTCTAGTTTATCTATGTCTTTACGCTCTCCATAGACTACATAATCATAAGATCCATCTACACCCCCAACTATTACAAACTCAGGGGATTTAGACTTAACAAATAGATCTTGTTTTTTACCTAATGCGGTAAGGGAAACAGTAATTGAATCTTCATGCACTAGCTCTGACCAGTAGTCAGGCAGTTCAATCTTAGCGCTATTACTAGTTCCACGGACATAAACGCCGTTCTCTGGACCCTCCAAAGAGCCATATTGTAGCTTTTTGTTTTCTTTGATTGGGTGATCAATCAGGAAGGACTTACTGGTGGCAGAGAAGTGACCATTGACGGAAAGAGCATCAGATGGGGCTGTTGTTCCTATGCCCACCTTACCATCTTGTAATACAGTTATGGCTTCTGTGCTGTTGTTAACCCTGAATTTCAAGTGTCCACCTGAAGATCTGTTAACAACGTAGAAGTCATCATTAGACATTGCCAAGTCTAGATTATAGCTAGCATCAGAGGAATCTGACAACCTAAGATTCGCTTGACTTGGCTGCATTATTTGCACACCACCTCCTGATGTAAAGCTGGGAATAGCTGTGCCGATCCCTACATTTCCAGCTGCTGTGATACGTAATTTTTCAGAGGTATTAGTTTTAAAAGCTATGTCGTTACTTTCGACACGAATAACATTAGCTGTTTCAGAGGCAGAACCATGATCAGCTATTGCTATGCCAGCTCCTCCATCTGTTGATACCGCTTTAATTAATACATCGTCAGAGCTTTCAATATGTAAGGAGGTATCTGGACTATTTGTTCCTATTCCTACATCCCCAGAAATATGGACATTACCACCATCTACTATAGTAAACTTTTCTACATCACTATCTTCCACACGCAAAATATCACCATTGCTCTTCCCATTGATTAACACGACTGCGCTGTCTCCATGATCGCCAAGATAACCATTGGCTGCTGGCGCTTCAAAATAACCCGCATACTGATTATTAGCAGCAGTGCCATCTAGAACACTATGAACACCGTAAATGCGATTCGATCCGTGGTTTTTTGCATGAGATACATCAATATCAATTCCAAAGACGTTACAAGCACCAGCGTTGCTGTCATCAGTTAATTCAATGTAAGCTCCTTTAAGGCTAGTGTTTGATGGATAAGATGTGACAACACTCTGGAACATATCTAATGTCGCAGAGCTACTAAGAGATGTATTAATCTCTAATTTACCACTGGGGCTACTTGTTCCTATGCCTACCTTTTCGCTATATAGTCCCGTCACACCAGATATATGCGGCCCCGTAGAAAGGATGGAAGTGCTTGTGCTATTACCGCGAGCGGTAACAGTAGCAAGCGTATCCGCTTCAGCAGCAGATCCCGTTGACACTGGAACTCCGCTTATGAATAAGCCTTGACTGTATAGTCCACTAACGCCAGATATCGTCCCATCAACTGCTAATTCTGTTGTAGGAGTATCTGTCCCTATGCCGACTTTATTTTCTGAAACATCTATAAATAAATTAGTTGTTCCATTGTTATTAAAATTAAAATCTCTATTGAAAGTAGTAAATTTAAACTGGCCAACTCTTTGTCCTATTGTTCCATATGAATCTAAATCACTAGCTGATCCAAATTCTAATTGAGGCCCTGCACCATTTGAAGTAATTAATCTTATACCAGCATTGGTTGAACTTGTCGCTGTTTTTATATTTCCAACAACATCAAGTGACTCCGCAGGACTATTTGTTCCTATTCCGACATTCGCTGATCTAAAAGCTATTGGTTGATAATTGGCACCCGCGCCACTTATACCAACATATCCATATTGACCAGTCAGTGCTCCGTTACCATTATTGAATCCAAGTATAGTAGCAGATGATGCGGTTCCGACATGTATTTGGGTTTCATCGTTGGTAGAGCCTCCACCTATAAAGTCTGCTACAGGACTAAGTGTGGTAGAACTATCATGCAGAACACTAAGTCTTCTACTTGGGCTTGCTGTGCCTATGCCGACATTACCATCGGTTTTAAACCTAACAACTTCTGACCCTTCCACTTCAATGGACATAGGACCACTGTTAATAATCTCCCAATCATTACCCCCTCTTCTTAAATGCAACCTCGCTTCGTGAGTATTAGCATCTTCATGTATACATAATTCTGTATCAACGCCATTACCGTAAATTTCTACTTTGCCTTGGGTTACATTATTTGTTCCTATGCCGACATTACCATCGTTGGTAATACGCATGGCCTCATCTAAAGTCTCATCATTTTGAGAAGTAAAGAAGCCTAGCGCCGTGCTTGAAACAGTGTCCGATCCGTTCTCTCTAATAGCAGCTATACTTGCTCCCACTAAACTATCACTAGAAGAATTTCCAGCGATTCTGAATTTCAAACCTACACCAGCTCCAGCTGTTTGATTTATAGTATTACCATCGTCTTTAGCAGTTATAAAAAATGGATAATCAACAGTTGATGATCCTGTTATTTGTGCTGATATTTCTAATGCACCACTAGGACTAGTTGTTCCTATGCCGACACTTCCAGAGATGAAACCATCTCCTCTGACATCAATCAATGCTGTCGGTTCAAAGGTATTAGAGGAGCTACCCGAGAATATAGCCAAGCCATGATTAGCTTGCATTTGGATAGTATTAGGGGGAATATTATCTGCACTTTCTGCTGCTAGTAAAATCCTTGTAGCAGTATTACTAGAAAAATTAGAACCTAATGATAGTTCATTATCGTTATCATTAGCAAATACAGAACCCCAACCTAATTGTAAGTAGCGTGATGCTACAGTGGTATGATATACATTTAATGTTTGTCTTACATTAACACTTTCAGTATCTTCGGCCCATAAGATATTTTTATCTGAGCTGCTCTGCACTAAAAACCCCGTAGTATCTCCAGCTTTGATTTGAAGTGTAGCATCTGGACTAACTGTTCCTATTCCGACATTGCCGCCCTCAAGAATTGTTAATCTTTCGGTGGCAGCACCTCCTCCATTAACTCTTGTTGATAGAGCTAAACCACCTCCATAGTGTCCAGCACTAGCATTAGTTTTCTTTGCTTGTATACTTCCGAATAATGTTCTGGCTCCACCTGCTGTGTATGCACCAAAAAAATCGACCTTGCCGCCAACACCCGCTGCCACAGAGGTAGTATCGGAGACAATTAGCTGTCTGCTACCATGAGCGGCTTCAATCGCGCAGTCATGTGTTCCAATTGGAGTTCCAACATGTAGTCTATTGCTAAAGAACCCTGTCACACCAGAGATGTGTGGCCCCGTGGATAAAATAGAAGTGCTTGTCGTGTTCCCGCGAGTCGTGACAGTCTGTAACGTATCCGCTTCGGCAGCAGACCCCGTAGAAACTGGGACTCCGCTAATGAACAACCCTTGATCGAATTGTCCGCTGACCCCAGATATTGTCCCTACGACCGCTAGTTCTGTTGTCGGGGTATCTGTTCCTATACCTACATTACCTGCGGAGGTAATCCGCATTTTTTCAGTGCCATTATTGGGTCTAAAAATTATGTCTTTACTGCTCGCTGCATCGAGGTATAAATGATTGCTTAAATTCTTTATAACATAAGCACCGTCTAGGTAGAGGTCTTGTTTGGTCCGAATCCTACCATTTACATCTAATGTATAACTTGGACTATCTGTTCCTATACCTACTTTACCAGCAGAATCAATCCGCATTCTTTCGGTTCTGTCAGTAACAAAACCTATAACATTTGTAGCGGGGGAATAGAAACCTACTTCATCACCGTTTTCATTTCTTAAGTCAATGGCCAGATTAGCCAGAGCTTGGTTTTTGGCAAATTTTATACCATAACCACTTACTGTGATATCAGTGGTGCTAAACTTAAGAAGATGAGTTGCTAGACCAGATTTTTGTATTATAAAATTACCTGCATTATCAACAAACTGGCCATATTCATTTTGTCCAAAGTAGTTAGCTAAAGTTAAAATAGAAGAGCTTACACTAGTATAGTCTGAAACGCTTGCTCTTTCTTCTCGCGCTCTTATATAACCTTTGTTTACCCCTTGTAATGTAACATGGCCGCCACTTGTATTAAGAATTCCGTCTGGGTTTGTTGTGCCTATACCTAGACCAGCAGAATTCAATCTGGCTTTAGTGCCGCCACCATTAAATTCTAAATAATTATTAGTTGACCAAGTAAGTTTTGAGTTACCACCAGCACCAAACTGAATGTTGTTAGAGGATAGCACCATCGCAGAGGATGCACTATCAACTGCGAATCTCATCTGTGTCACAGGATCGCAATATATTCCGTTGCTTGATCCAGCGAATTGAATCGCCATGTCAGAGCTGTTACCTGCATCTAAGATTATGTCCTCACCAGATATACCTCCTACAACTTGAAGTGGTTTGTTTGGATTAGTTATTCCTATTCCTACATTGCCAGTAATGAAAGAATTGCTACCATCTCCAGCTAATCTAATCTGCTCATTAGAGCCTGAATCATAAAGTCTTAGTTGAGCGCCTCCAGCAGAGAATTGAACTAGTCTTGCAGCTAAACTATTATCGGCTTTTCTTAGAGAGAAATCTGCTGATGTCCCTACGATTGTCAAAGCATCATCTGGAGTAGATGTCCCTATCCCCACATTGCCATCATTTTCGATAGTAAATTGAGGAGAAGTGCTAGTGCTATAATTTGAAAAAATTCTAACCCCTTGAGTGTCATTGAAAGAAATAATCGCACTCTTAGCAGTGTCTCTTAATTCTATTTGTGGAGTATCATCAGAAATTACAAAGTCTGTATTAGAAGCTCTTTTATCACCACCATCACCAACTGAAAGCGCCGCACTTGGGTTATGTGTCCCTATACCGACAAGCCCATTGTTGTCTATTACAAGCCTAGCATCTGAGCCAGCTTCTTTAATATTAAATCCATTTCCATCTACGCCCAATAAGAAATCATTATTAGAACTAGCGTCAAATAAGATAGAGGGAAAATTGCTACCATTTAATTTAATATTATTGCCATAACCACCCGCATGGCTATCTCCCGTAGCACTGACCGTTAAAGAAGAACTTACATCAGTTGTATTAATACCTATACCATCTTGGAATAATCCTGTTACACCAGAGATGTGTGGTCCCGTGGATAAAATAGAAGTGCTTGTGGTGTTCCCGCGAGCGGTAACAGTAGCAAGGGTATCTGCTTCGGCAGCAGATCCCGTTGATACAGGGACTCCGCTAATAAACAAACCCTGACTAAATTGTCCGCTAACGCCAGATATCGTCCCCGCGACAGCTAGTTTTGTTGTAGGACTATTTGTTCCTATACCTACATTGCCATCGTCTTGAATACGCATGGTTTCAGCAGAAACACCTGTGCCATTAGTAGAGAAAATTAAATCATTATCTGTATTAGATATAATAGAACCCCTCCCGCCACCTGGATCTCTAAACAACAAACCTGCATTATAAGAGTTGGAGACTAAGAAATCTATGTTGTTATCTTTAGATTCAGCAGCGGTGCTGATAGACAATGCCTCGGCTGGGCTGTTATTACCTATTCCCACATTACCGCCAGCGGCTGGCATCAAAGATATATCAGGGTCACCAGCCCCAGCATTTGTTACTATTTCAAACCTATTAAATCTTGAGCTTATTCTAGCAATGTTTTGGCCAGCTACACCACCATCAACTTCTATGTAATTGGACAAGCCATTTTGGAATCTAGCAATACCGCTTCCTAAATGGAATTTTGTAGACGGACTGTCTGTGCCTATACCTACATTATCAGCAGAACCATCTACAAATAATGCGTGAGTATCAGTGTCACCCTCGACTCTAAAGTCGGCAGAAACACCTCCTTCATTAATAATGACTCCAGCGTTTTCCGTTTGTAAACGTGTTATGCCATTAGAAACAAGTTTTACCTGATCTGGAGCGAAGTCTAATCTTGTATCTGTATCACCAGCATGTCTTACAGAATCGGCGACATCTAATGTAAGTCCTACCGTGATACTATTAGTGGTGGTAGCACCACGATCTGTAACTGTTTGCAAGGTATCTGCTTCGGCAGCAGATCCCGTTGAGACTGGCACACCACTAACTAATAACCCCTGTGCGAACAGACCGCTGGTTGGCACATGAACGCCACCAGCGAAATCCAAAGTTATAGTATTAGATCCACTAGATATATGATCTCGGTTTTGTCCATCAGCCAAAACAGTGGCCCCATCAACACCATCAGGTATTTGAGCTTTATATCCGCCAACTATACTATAATCGCCACTTACAGCATTAGAAAAACCACCAATACTAGAACTATAAGCCCCAGAAACTGAGTTCCCTACGCCTCCTAAAATAGCACCCCCTTGAGGTGGGCCATGAACTACATTTGTCCCACCAGCACCGACGAAACCAAGAGTGGCAGAAACTTGATTGTTGGTGCCTCCTACTAGAGTCGCACCATCTCTAGAGCCAGTTATAATATTCCTATCTCCACCACCGATAAAGTTGCTATTACCGCCAAATATTTTGTTTTGATCTCCACCAACTATTGTGGATGCTAATTTAGCCCCAGTGATTAGGTTATCCCGACCTCCACCTAAGAAGTGTCCAGTGCCTAAAAATATATCATTATTATCACCACCTACTGATGTGGAAAATTTACTACCTGTGATATCAATACCAGATCCACCACCAATAAAAGAGAAATTATTACCTGAGATGTTGTTGAAAATACCACCTGCTATCATGTTGAAATCACCACTTATATGATGATCGGCACCACCCATAATAGCTGATCCAGTTGAGTTGATTTCACTTCTTGCTGCCCCGATGTTTGCTCTTGCTAAATTAGATCCATCAAGAGGAAACTGTGGTTCAGTAGAACCAATCCCAACAAAACCTCGGTCTCCCCCAACTCCATTTCTTACTGTAAAACTTGCAGCAGTAGATCCTGCGCCAACAACGCTAAATGTTGTGTCACCAAAAACTTCTAGGGTTCCTATGCCCACTCTATCGCTAAACAGTCCCGTCACACCAGAGATATGCGGTCCTGTTGAAAGGATCGAAGTGTTTGTGCTATTACCACGATCTGTGACAGTTTGTAAAGTGTCTGCTTCAGTAGTTCCACCCTCTCCAGATATTAAATATATTTTTCCGAATGGATCTGTTATTCTACCACTTACGCCAGATCCTGAGTAGGTATTTGCAAATATTGTTCCCCCATCAAAACCATCGTCTACTATTAACTTAGCATCAGTTGAATCAGTTCTATCAGTTGAGGATACTGATCCTCCCGCATTGCCGAGATAAAGTTCATCACCAAAAGGTATAGATTCTATTCTATATGGTCCTACTGAAAATATTTGACTGTCTAAGAATACACTACTTTCAGTTCTAAATTTAAAATATAGATCTTGTGATAGGTCTATATCAGATTTATTATAATTACCAAAATCATTAGGGAACAATCTAATGTGTTGTCCTTGAGTTTGGTCTAGGGGAAAGTTTCCAAGAAAATTACCTTGTGTTAGATTAAAGCCAGTCCCTGTGTTGGAGACATAAACATCAAGGTTAGCATAGTTAGTATAACTAGGATCTTGATCAAAAAACAATTGAAAATCAATAAATCCAGATACTCCTGTATTCGATAATGTTTGCTGACTAAAACCTTGTAATGCTATAGCCCTATCTGCGGCGCTTGTAATGCTGCCAGTGTTTATACTTAAATTACCTGTTGATTGATTTAATCTAGATACACCAGATGCTTGGACGTATACCTCTTGTAAAGACAGCGAGTTACCATATAAGAAGAAATCTGTTTTATGGCTACCCCCTCCATTGTTTACTATTTCGGTTCGGATACCAAAATTTCTAGTGTGAGACCCAAAGACATCTATATTATCTTGTCTAGTGAACGTAAAACTTGGCGAACTGGTAATTTTATAATCATTAAAAACAACACCACCATCAATATTTAATATGCTTATTTTTTGACCGCTAATTAAAGGGTCAGCTACAATTTCCGCTGATGTAGTCAGTAAAGAGCCTTGTCTATTAACAATTTGGCTCGTCAAAGTAACAGTATCATTAAGGTAGACTCCACTGCCAGTTGTTATCTTGGCTAAATCACCAGTATCGACACTAAAAACTGTTTCGAATTCATTAACATTTTTTGTTTTAAATGTGCCCTCATAGTAGCCACTTGTGCTAATATCACCAGCAGTTGTCCCGATACCTATTTTACCAGTAAGCTGAGTAGATCCAGCGCCCTCATAAATAGCGTATAGTGCTCCACTGTAGGTGGAGTCTTTTTGTATAAGAATTTGATTTGTTCCTATACCAACAAACCCTGTTCCTTCACCTCTTAAATCACCAATTGGTGTAGAGCCGCCTAAAATTGTTCCTGTAGATCCTACGAATTCCTTAGCTCCTGGGGTGAAGTTAGGAACTAAAGATGTAGTTAAATTGTCAACTTTTGACGCTACGTGTAAAAACCTTACATTATTCCAATTATTAGCTGAAGCAGCTGTTCTATGGACTCCTCCTACTCCAGTGGCACCTGTGGCGAACGTATATGCTCCAGAAGCATAAATAATAGCTCCTTCATCCTTTGTAACCCTTAAAATTTCGTATGATGGCTGGCTCATTATATTATACTAAGACTTTGAACAAATGATACATTGTTGACTAAAGCGTCATCGTAAACGACAAAAATACCTGAAGAATCATAATCAGAATCGAAATATGCAGTTGTTAAGTTTGAATTGCCCTTGTTCCCCAAAGCATTTACACTATATCTGAATGGTCCTACCTGAGATAGTCCAGAAAATTGCAATCCTGTCGCTACAGTATTAGCAGATATAAAATTACCATTAGGCATATTTAATCTGACATTATAACCAGTGGCATTAGTTATTTGATTCCATCGACCAGTTATAGCAAATGTTTGGTTAGTGATATTAGGAATACCAGTGGTTACAGTATTTAATACTGGAGCATTTAATGTTTCATAAGTTATTCCATTTATAGTTTGAGTAGCCTTGTAACTAAAAGTATTTGCTGCTGGCTCTATGCTGATGCTTTTTTCGATAAGGTCAAATTTACCTGTGTCGTATTTTGTAGCAGTTACTAGATACTCATTTATATTTTCCTCTTGCATGGAAATAACTTTGTAAATAAATGGATCTGCATTTTTTATTTGTAATCTAGCAGGGCTACCAAGTTTTAAATTTTTCAGAATTTCTGGCTTATCGAAACCAGAGAGTAAGCTTCCGTAATTATTTAAATCTTTAGCATCTAATTCTGCGGGTGTGCTAAAAATACTTGTTACATTTAATACTTCTAATTGATCAGGGTTTAGATTTTTTAAATCCGTTTCTAAAGCACCTTTTGTTGGTCCGATGTAAGCGTCAGAATTGAAGCCGCTGAAACCAAATAGGGTTGACGATCTCTTGTCTCCAACCATGTCCATTTCAGCAAACTTACCAGTGCCGACAGCGGCTAACGTATGGTCACCAGTTAGTTCTGATATCAAATCACCAGAAAATAAATCAAAGGCGCTTTTATTACCTACTCCAGTGCCAGATGCAAAAACCCATCCAGTTACTCCAGTTTCAAAATATAAAACAGTCCCACTATCTGGTAACCCTGTGTAAAGCGCATATTGCTGGAAACGAGGATCATCAATCGCACCTGTGGCTCCAGCGTATCCTTCAGTGTATCCAGAGAATGTATAAGTGCCAGTATATTTAGCTAGCAATGCTGGAGTCGATCCAGTTACTTCTAATTGTGAATAGCGAGTTCTATTTTTTACAGCAAAACCTGTTTGTATGTCTAAAGCAGTATCTTCACCTGTTGGATTGTAAACAGTTAATACTTTATCCATGTCACTACTGACAAAAGTATTACTAACCCTTATGGTTTCGTCATCTAAGTTTATGTCTAATATCTTACCATAATTTGTTGTATTTGTTTTTAAATCATCTTCAATGATAACAAGATCTCCAGGTTTGCATAAAAGACTTTCTAAACCAGCTGTAAACGCGACCTGTTGATTTTCTTTTATTTTAGAAAAAATTTGGTGTTGAGCTACACGGCGAGCCATAGCTCTAGAAGTAATGCCTATGCCTTCTATTTTTTTCTTAAAGACACCCTTCTCTTTAATATTGTCCTCGTCCTCTACGACTTCTATTTTAGGCACAAAGTTATCGAACCTATCATTGTAAGCAACTTCAATAGTATTGAACTGTTCATCTCTTCTATTGTTTGAGTAGAAGAACAATCCATCTTTTACAGTTTCATTAGTAAATAAGTTTACAGGATCTCGGGGTCTATCATCTACAAAACTAATAGTTGTGTCGTTAAAAAACACGCGCCCTCTAAATAAAGATGCTATTATATTTATAGCATCAAATATTTTTTGTCCTTGATCAAATACTATATTACAGGAAAACCTTGGCTCTTTACCACCTCTTCCATCCGTTACCCCTTCAAAGAAACCAAGTTCATCAACAGCGTCACAAAACCTTCCGATATTATATAGTTCCCAAATATTTATATTATCTGGATCTATGTGTGTTCCCATACCATATCTGCTATTTGTCAGCAAATCATACAAAATCCAAGCGGGGTTGTCTGTCCAATGCAAACCTTGTTTGAAAGATCCATCCCAATCACCATCATATACTAATTTATCTTTTTTACTTGTAGAGTTAAATTCTGCTTGATTATTATAGTATCTTTTATCTTTACCATTTGGTAAAACTGGACTGTAGTTGCTGGGTATTTTAACTTTTTTCAGTTTACAATCATATGATCTTGTTGGTATCGCATTAAAAGATCTAGAGTCTAATTTAGTTCCCACTATCGCTGAAAACGGGTATGGCAAAGGCACATCAATAATTTCTGTGACTTTATCTAATGTGACTTTTTTGTTGATCAAAACAGAGTTTGTTTCAAAAGACAACTTGGTAACTTTTACGTATCTTTTTATACTACCATCTTCATCAATTTTGCTGCCTACTTCTAATCCTGTTTCGCCATCAGCGCTTAAGATAGCTTGTTTAGTAGTAATTGTGGGTGGCAGTTGAAACCCAGCGTTTAACTTTTCATCTTGACCATCTAATGAAACAACAAATTGCCTAGATTCTTCTGGTTCGAAATCAGGGTTACCAATGTCAACTATTGTGCTACCTTGTATCAAAGCTACAATCCTGTAGTTATAAGTTCTGTAGGGTTGTTCTATACCTGAATCTCCCTCCTCATTTATTCCAAGACTACCTGTTTCTACCCTTATATTTAGCACAGCAGGGAACTTAGCCGCTATCTCCATTTTCTCTCCCTCAAGTCCAGCTGTTGGTGTTAATTCTGGGAAACTAAGAGTATCACTGAGGTCTGAAATATTTAGAGATATGAAAGCTCTAGTGACGTTTGGATTATAAACAGTATGTATAACTGATACAGCATCTTCGTTCCAGTTTATTAGTTGTCTCTTAGCCCAATCTGAATAGTTTTTAGAGACTAAGCCATTTTCACTGTTGCCTGTTTTTCTTTTATCGTCGCTACCTTCTTCGATAGGCAAGCCATCTGAATCTACTGCTAGATTATAATTATCTGCTGTGGACTTGTCTAATACTTGAGATCTTGTTAGTAAATCTGTATTTTGAGCTAACCTTTGTGGTGCATTCGTTTGAGATTTTTTTACATCTTTGCCATTAGAAGTTTCAGGGCCAGTGGCAATTCTATCAGCATTAAAAGGACCAAATAATTCTCTTTGGTATACATGATCAATGAAAATACTCTTAAAATAATTTAATGGATCTTGATACTCTGACCCCTCTCTAAACTCAGCTAATACGTTCGAAAAATTAAATTTTAAATCACTAAAACTATACTGGTTTAATAAAGATCTAGGTATTGTAGTTTTGCTATATTTGAAAGATTCTATATCTTTCAATAGAGTATAAATCTCTTTATTGACAGAATAGGTATATCCTTTGTTTTGATAATCGGTTGAGATTCTATTTAAACTTTGATCTCGATTTAGACCAAGCCCGCCTCTCATATCTGATTCTGAAACACGAAGAGATTGTAATATTTCTAATAGATTATCTTGATTAGTTTGTATTTCTAATGGTATTTTAAATACTATAAATCCATCAATGTCACCAGTCAGCGTTCCGTCTGCTTGTATAGTCGGGCAAGTTACATCGTAAACTTTAACACCTCTTTGCTCTAATTTTGTTTGCACAGAGTAACCATTTGCAGTTCCAAATGGTCTAGTTGTCATGTTTTCTAAAATTAAATTTCCATCCTCATCTTGCCCCACAGAAATATTTAGACCATCTAACTCTGTGTTTGATGTTTCCTTTACCTTAGCAGCTGCGATCAGACATGGCTGCTCTTCATCACTGTAAGAATCTGATAGTGTCGCAAAAAAACCATCTCTAAATGTAGCATTAGGGGCTTCTAAAAGAAAAGAAGACAATGCTGCTTCAGCTAATGCAAGTTGTGCTTTATTACCATCCTCGTTTCTATTTGTTTCTACAAAATCAAGTATTGGTTGTAAGCATTCATCAGTATTGATGAAATCGTATACTTTTTTTATACCATCTCTAAAATAAGATCCAAAAGACGCTTGAACAGAACCCCAATCATCTCGTCTATTTTGCACATTAAATGGATTATTTGGATTAGGTGCAATTTCGCGTGAGGACCAAGGATTATGAATTTCACTTCTAGTAATATCTAATCGAGTTTCATGTCCTCTGCTGTAAAAGTTTAGTTGTAAATTATTGTATAACGATAGCATTAATTTTGAATTTGCTTCGGTAGCTCCATCCATCCAGTAAACGCTCGCATGATCATATGGGAATCTATCGTCATAACTAAACCTAGAATTGGTCCGACTTAAAGTAGTGAAACGCTCTTCATTATAAAAAGTATTAAATGTTTTATTATCTTCCTCATCTTTAACAAAAGCTCTTAATCCGAAACCCTCTTTGTTTTTCTTTTCTACAAAAGCTATATCCTCATCGGCATCATAATTTTCATCTATAGTTTTAGATTCTAATCTGTAATACAGCGAACAATCAGGCCAAGCATAAGATTCAAAGTTTGGAGGAGTTACAGCAGGATCAGCTTGTAGATTTGATATCAACGCGCTTTCAGATCTTTGATCTGATTCTCCTAACTCTCTAAAGAATCTTTTTATATTAGTTACAGCTGCACTTGTGTCATTATTTAACTGAGCATTTAGTTCTTGAGCTGCTTCAATTTCTACTTCAGTTATTTGTTCGTTAGCAGATGGTCTATTACTAATGGCAGCAGGAGTATCATCTAAATAAATACCTTGTAATAGTCTTATGCCATCTAAAACTCTACCATCAGGATCTACTATGCCTTCAATCGGACCATCACTAATCAAATCTATTGTTTCTGCAAAGCTATGAGAAGCTCCATATTGAAGCTCACCTAGTATGGGTGGTTTATAGACTGGGGGTTTGGGTTGGTTCCCACCTCTTCCAGCACCAGCTATACTTATTTTTTTAAGAATATGTTTCATTCTATAAATCTAGGTCTACTATCTTGAATCCGATTAGTGTTTATTGAAACCTCTCCCTTATAGTTTTTATCAACTAATATTGAATTAGGATCTGTTGATTGGGGGAAAGATTTTATTGTTGCTTGTATAACTTGTGTTCCTACCTTTAAACGTCCATATCCTATCGGGACTGGAGAACCTTGGCTCGCCACGTTTACTCGGTTACTAAATATTAAAGATTGAGTATTAGCTCCTGCTTGTATCTCTAAAGCGTCAACTTCTGGTTTGGGAGTCAACGCATATGAAATAGTTGCAAAAACTATCGCAAAAAATAATTTTTCAATTAGAAGTAGCTCAACACCACTAGAGCCTACTATAACTGGAACCAAGTCAATTGTTTCTGGCTTTTTGTGGAGTTCTATTTCAGAAGGTTCAGATGTTCTTTTTTTATTAATTATTATCTCATAGCCTTGCCCATCAGATTGCAGATCGACTAACCTCTTCATGAAACCTTTTCTATTACAATCAATAGCTTGTAATATATGCTTTGGGTTCCCTATGTTAAGTTTGAAAGTATGACCATACTCCTTCCCTAAAATACCATGTAATTTTACTATTGTCATTTTATAGCCTTAACCCTTTCTAGCTTATTTACATTCCCCTCTAAGTTTTCGGGTGTGTAAATATTTATTTTTTTTGTATTAAGGCTGTATATTAAAAAAGCCTGACAACAGTTCTCTGCCATCTTTATATCAAAATCTGACTCTTTCTCGTCGCCATTAATATGACTATGAAAAACAGCGATCATTTCGTAATCCTCTTTAAAAATTAAGTAATTTAAGGGATTTATCATAAAATGGTCTTTTGGTTTATCTGACACGTTACGCTCTAGTTTCACAACATATTGTTTTTTATTAGAGTCATAACCAAGAAACCCACAAACCTCTATTGTAAAGTTTTTGTGAGAGATATCTTTGATCTTATCTAAAGCTTGTTTAGCTGTTTTAGTATATACTAGAGTTTCGTTCATAACTAAATCCATCAGTTCCTGGAAAACCACCAAACCGAGGGTATGGAGGCGTTTCATTGTTAAGTTTTGTTATAGTAGCTTCTTTGTAACTTTCGTCACTACCAGTAAATGATCCACTACCTGTTAAGTGTAACGACCCTGTGTGTATATCTAACATGCCTATCTCAGTTGTGGTTGGAATTAAGCCTGTAGTGCCATCCCACCATGCTACTAAACGATCTCCAGTTATACCTGTGTAATTTCCAGTGCATTCATAATACGGGCGTGGAACAAAGGGTATTTGTGGATCTATATTGTTAGGAGCTGTAACAGGTTTATATAAATATTCTAATTCAGTTTCGGTTAGCTTCCTACTCCAGATAGCCCACGGGCCTAACCTTCCATTCATACTAGAGGTAAAAGGTGCGCCACCAGTTTCAAATCCTGCTGTTCCATATCTTTTTACTATACCGCCTAGCATAAAAGTCTGAGGTAATAAAGGTGTGCTAGCACCTTCGCTGTTTGTGAAACTCTCTCTGCTAGCTATATTAGCAAAATTACCATTAGTTAAATCTTGTGCGACAACTGTCTCTCCATCTAATCTTACATTCAGGCTTGTATCTATATTTCTTAACGCAGAATTTATATTATCTCCACCATCTACAGCTTCCTTTAATAATTGAACCCCTGTTTCATGAGTAATAATATATTGATGATACTCTCTAGGATCTCTCCACCATCCAGCACCTCTTTGAACATCATGTAATTGAGTTTGGACTGAGGTCTGTGGGTCTGTATCACTTAAAAAAGATACTTTTACTTTTCTAAAAGCGGTATTTCTTAAAGCCCTTGCGTGATTAGCTCCTCCTATGTTAATAAATCTAGTAAGTGGGATATCACCATCATCTCTAGATGAGGTGCTAAAAATACCTGCATCAATTGGGCTATTTGCATTTATGTGCGCCCAACCAACAATACAGAATTCACCAGTCATAATACCAGTAGTCAATTCACCTCTAGTGCTATGGAATACACCTGTATTCAAAGGGAATGGCTGATTAAATACCCCCTGTTCCTCTATCAGACGGTCATTTGGGTCCATAAAAGGTTTATTCGGGTTTTGGTTACTACGTGACCCAGTTATAGTTATAGAATTAAAACCTGATTCTATTCCAGCATCAGAAATAAAATCTAAATTAGGTTTGTCATTAAATCTTTTTTGACACGCACTAAATCTTTTTGTGCATCCGTCTTTTTGCCAAAAACTAGGATTACCTTCTGGAACTTGAGCTGAGTTGCCACTAACACAAACATAAACTGTTTTTAAGGGCTGTCCTCCAATAATAATAGATGGACTTTTAACATAAACTGTATCTCCAGCCACATACGTGTTTGAATTGCTCCACTCAGCAGCGGGGTCATAAAAAAAATTTACATCAGACGATGGACCAGATGTATCAGGATTTAAAGGTGGACTATATTTTGGCACTATAGGGTTGCCATCAACATCTTGGAAACTTAAGCCATCTTCTCTCTCTATTGGTTGTCCTTGATATCTGCATCCTTCTCCTCTATACTGCCAATAACAAAATTTAGAGACTACACCTCTAGAATTAACATTAAAGCTTTCTAGATCTAATGGGGAGTTTAATTCAAACTCTGCGAATAATTTAGATTCTGCTAATTTTCGTCCTACAATCCATTCTTGATTTGTTAATTCTGCTTTTGCATCAGCGACACCAAAAGGATTACCTCCATCGAAATTTACGTCATCTAAAAATTTAACAGAAACTCTTTTCCTTATTACCTTAGCATTGACAAAATCTTTATAGTTTTGCAGGAAATTAGTTACTATATTGCCTTTGTTTGATACTTTTATTTTAGGTCGGGCTAATTGACCATCAGCCAAAATATCAAAACCATCGGTTTCTATAGCTAGTGGTAAATACTGGACTCCTTGCCAAACTAAAGACTTATCGTATAAAGTGCCGCCATGAAAACCTAAGAACAATGTAGGTTTATTAATTCTGTCGGGAAAAATTTTAAAAAGCTCTAAAACAGCAGTAGGTTGCAAGTCTAATAGACTAGTAGCTACTTTATTTTTACCTTCTCCCGCCATACATTGAATTACACTTTATTATTGTATAATATAATAAAGAAATGAAAATTACACATTTAAAGGACACCAGTGAAGTTTGGCCTTTTTTTTATGATTTTTGTATAAGATCTAAGCCATACGATTTCTGTTCCTTGCCATCTCGTCAATTAAGAGATAAAAAAATTAAAAGTAGTTTTAATTTTTACTCTACTAAAATAGTATATAAGGCAGAATCAAATGGGAAAGTAATGGGTTTTGTGTTTTTGGAGGAGGAAACTAATTGTCTTGACGTAAATTTTATTTTTGGCGTGAGAAAAAACTTCACTAGTCCTAAATTAATTAGTGCCGCACATGCTATTTTCGATGATGCATTAGTTAAATTTAATAAAAATTACTTAAAAAGTCAGGTCAGAAGGACATTTAAAGTAAAATCATATATAAAATGGGTTGACAGATACGATAAAAGAGCTATTATCTTAACAGACGATAAAAATACAATAGTTTGGAGTAAATCAAATCACATGAGTGTAATATTTAAGGTAGTAGGCACTAATAAAGCGACAGAGCACTTGATGGGTAAGACATCCGAGATGGGTTTTGTAAGAAAAGGACCGAGAACAGTAGTAAGAGAATTATTTTTTGATGACAAAAAATACCTTTTAGATGAAAAAAGTGTTGACTTTCTGACTGATCGTGTTTTAATCCACGGATTCCTGTCAGATGACAAAACAACCGCAGGTAAAATAGCATTAGAATTCCAGCCTCATAAATAAATGAATTGCGTATCTTACAGAGTATACAACCGAAAAGGTCAGTATCACCATTGTTACAGTAATCAGTTAGACGGTGCCCGTGATTGGGCAATTGATTGTGCCAAGTCAGTTCATGGCTCGGTAAAGGAAGTTTCTGAAAACGGGGAAGAAAAAGAAATCTTCTCATGCAAGAAAATGACCAGTGCTAAGTCTAATTAAATCCCTTGTTAAGTCATTAGAATTATTCTTGTCTTTAAAAAACAAGAAGTTTTACTATGATTTGCATAAAGAACATAGAAAAACCGAAGCTGAACTTATAAATGAAATCGAAAAACTTAGGTCTACTGGTCATAGCAATGACGCTGATCGTGCTGACATCTTGCGGAGGCAACTCGACTACGAAAATAAACAGTTTGAACATCTATCAGCCTTCTACTCTAAGACTGAAGAAGAATAACCCTGTGCTTACTAAGGATGGCACATATACCCCTCTTACTGACGAGGTTTGGCATTCCGATGCTCGTTATCGAAGGTTAGAGCGAGAAATTTATTTTAGAGGCAAATAATCCTTGACATATTCTCATAACTAAACTAAACACGTAAATAATGAAGACACTAATTAGTCTTATCACAATGTTGGGCGTTGCTATTTGTAACGCAGGTTCTCACGCTACTCTCGCGGATAGCGTTTCTGTCGAAGCTGGTATTGCGTATAGTAATACTTCTACAAGCGGAGGTCTGGCTATTAGAGATGACTCTACTAGCGCTTCTATTTTACTTGGCTCGCCTCTTTCTGGTGGTGTTGCATCTGTTGGGATTGATCTCCACAGAGCTGATGGTGAGACTGAGGCGGACGTAAATATCGCTTGGGGTGTTCCATTAACTCTGTTTAATGTCACACTTGACACTGAAGTTTACTTCCAAAAGATTGATTCTAGCTATGGTGGCTGGGAAGAAGTCGGAGTTGGAGCTACCTACGGTTTTGATTGGGTCGAAGTTGGTGCTAGTCTCTGGCATGAGCTTGGATCAAATGCAGGATACGGCGTGGAGCTTACTGCTTCCCGTGAATTCACCACTCCTGTTGAGGGACTGACAGTCAGTCCTTTTATCGCCGTAAACTTCGCTGATTCTTACGATGCAATTGAAGTCGGAGTATCAGCTGATTATCAGCTGACAGAGGATGCAGTAGTATCAGCTAAATTGTCATTTAACGATAATGATGCTGACGGCACCGCTTATTCCTTGCAAAAGGATTGGGTAGTTGGAGCTGGTCTTACTTATAGCTTCTAATTTATTTAAAAAAAATTAAAATTAAGCCCCCTGCAAAGGGGGCTTTTTTTTGTATCAGGTGTAAATAAGTAAACATGGAACCCGAAAAGTCTATTATAAAGGAGTTTCTTAACGGAGGATGGTTAGTTCCAATGGTTGGTGCTGCCGCCATGTTTGCGAGACTTTTGTCAGGTCATAATGAATTGTCATTCAAACAACAGCTCAAAAGAATACTGACAGCAGCAATTGCTGCGGGTATAGCTTGGTTTGTTTTAGAGCAAACTGACGTTTCCTCACTTACTAAAGCCATCACGTATGGCATTATTGGCGTTGTGAGTCCAGAGATAATCTCTGGGATAGTTCGACTTGGGGAAAAGTTCGCTAAGAATCCAGAAAAATTTATTAAAAGATGAGACCTAAGTTTATAGTTTATTGTCTGGCTGCTATTTGTTTATCTTTCGCATGGAAGGGTCTTACTCTTACAGAGAATATAAATAATACCTTAAAAGATAATGCTCGACAGTCTGAATCATCAATCATGGAGATAGGGATGTGTTTTGATTGGTATGGAGTTATAATTGTCAATTCTGTTATAAAAACATCACATGGCGTGATAACAACAGAAGAAATGGTTGATATTCTTGAAGAAGAACGTCAAAACAAAAACGAGTATTTAGTCGGTTACAAAAAGGATATCACAGAAGATGAGATACCATACGCAGATTTTGTTTTTAAACAGGAAGAGAAGATAAGTTCCTACGTAGATGATTTAATCAAGTGGGGACTAAATAATGATTTAGATAAAATAAAAGCATCTATACCATTGATGTATGAAATGACTGACCCAACAATTGATGCCATAAATAATATTATGGATACTAAAATGTATTACAATGAGGGAAGGTCAGAAGAATTAAGCCAAGACATAATGCAATACAGAGACTTTATGATATTAACTGTTGTTTTATGTTTTGTAATGTGTGTTTGTGCTGGCTTTAGTAGAAGGTGTGCATAATGAATTTTAAAGGTAAAAAAGAAGTTGTAAAAGCAGTGCAGAAACTTATCGGTGTTTCTGCTGATGGGGCTGATGGTCCTGTAACTTGGAACGCAATACTGGCTAAACTATCTACAAAAGAAACTGCTGATGCCACAGGTAGTATAGCAGAAAAAATGGTTCAGTTAGCTCGCGGTGAAATAGGAGTTTCAGAAGTTGACGGCAGTAACTGTGGGCCAAGGGTTGACGAATACAAAGCTGCGACTTGGCTAGATGCAGATAAAGGCTGGCCTTGGTGTGCTGCTTTTATTTGCTGGTTAGTTAGAGAAGCTATACAAGGAGAGACAGTCGCATTTAAAAGACCTCAAACTGCTGGAGCTTGGGACTTTGAAAACTGGGCTAAGAAGCAAGCTGGCAATGGTGTTGAGTTAAGAAAGCCAACAAACGAAGATATCAAAGCTGGTGATATAGTTGTGTTTAGTTTCTCTCACATTGGCATAGCAGTCAAAGACATTGATTCAAGTGGTTATGTAACCACTATAGAGGGTAATACCAACGGTGCTGGTAGCAGAGAAGGCGGTTCTGTTTTAGAGAAGAAGCGTCACGTTTCCAAGATAAGAAGCAGGATTAGAATTCTGTAAGTTTTTCTTGACACAAATACTCCTCGCTCTAATATCCTCTTGATGCGTATCAAGATAGAGAAAGCTGATATATTTAACTACGTAGTTGGTAATACTAATTACGATCCCATAGAGCGTCAGATAGACCCAGAGAAGTATGAGGTCTATGATCATGCTATCTATGATCACACAAGAAAAGTTTCTATCCCTCAATCAGAGAAATACCATAATTACATGGAGCACTTGAGAAATCTAAAAGATAGAGCTAAGGATATGAGCGATTATGAGATCTTAAAATTGTGCGTAGAAATACATGAAATCTCACCTAAACACATAAACATAAACTAATGGATAACTACGAAGTATTAGTCGGCAAAGTCATCGACTGGGCAGAGGAGCGCGGCATCTTTAATAAAGGAGATGTTTTAGCACAGCTAGATAAGACTCAAGAGGAGTTAGATGAAACAATTCTTGCTGTTAAAGAGTATCAGACATCTGCTCTTGATCAGGAATCTATCTCAAAAGCAGAGGATGAAGTCGCTGATGGCATTGGTGATATGCTTGTGACGATTATCATCGCGGCAAGAATGGTGAATCTTGACACCACTTATTGTTTACAGATGGCTTATGATGAGATCAAAAACAGGACTGGCAAGATGGTTGATGGTAAATTTGTAAAAGACAAATGAAGTTTAAACGACTACCACCGCTAAAACATCTAAAAGAAATTTTAGATTATAATCCAGATACAGGAGTGTTTACTTGGAAGATAACTCCTTGTGGTTTCGTAAAGGTTGGTGAAGAGGCAGGGACGCATAGCAAAAACAGAGATGGCCGTCCGTATAAGGTAATACGAATAAACAATATAAGGTATCGCGCTAATAGATTAGCTTATTATATGTATCATGGTATAGACCCTTTACAATATCTGGTAGACCATGAAGATAACGATAGTTTAAACAACAAAATTAGTAATCTCAGATTGGCGACAACATCTCAGAACGGTTTTAATCACAAAATTTATAGCACTAACACTAGCGGTATAACTGGTGTGACTTGGGCTAAAGGAAAGAATAAATGGCTGGCTCAAATAAGAGCATTTGGGAAACCTCAACACTTAGGATACTTCACTGATAAAGAAGATGCTATAAAAGCTCGCAAAGAAGCTGAAAAGAAATATCACGGTAGGTTCAGTAGGAAAGATTAATATAAAACATGAAAAACAAATCAGGAACCTCTTACGAGGAGAAGAAAAAAAAGAGCTATAAAGGATTTAATTCTAGAAAAAAGACCTCTTTCAACAAGAATAGTAAACACTATAAGAAAAAGTATAGGGGCCAAGGTAGAGTTAAGTGAACCTAGTAAATGACATCCCAGTTTCTGTTGACAACTTTGAGCATGTAAGCTGTATCATTGAGATACCCAAGGGCACTAATACCAAATACGAGTATAACGAAAGATTAAATATCTTTGAGTTAGAAAGGTGCTTAGTGTCTTCTTTAAATTATCCAATTAATTATGGCTTCATACCTCAAACATTGGCTCTCGACAATGATCCTTTGGATGTCCTTGTGTTTAACCATGACCCTATAGACAGAGCTAGTTTAGTTAGGTGTAGAGTTTTAGGTGTTCTAGGTTTCGAAGATAATGGAGAAATAGATAATAAGATTATTGCTGTTCCCCATTGGTCACCTAGTGATAAATACAAAAAGCTAAATGATATAGAATCATCTCATTTAAAAATCTACAGGCAATTCTTTAAGACATATAAACTAGATCGCAACTCCGAGACTAAAGTCGGTGAGTGGAAAGGTTCAGTTAATGCTATTAAGACAGTCAAAGATTCTCATAGAAGATGGTTAAATGGAGCTTGGAACTAAAAAATAAGCAAAAGCTCCATAATAAGTGTAAATAGTAGTATCATGGACATTATTATACAATTAATTCAGGACAACCCTTGGTTCGGCGTAGCTACAGCAGCTATTGCTCTCGCCTCTGCTATTACAGCAGCTACGCCTACTCCTAAGAAGGGTAGTTTCTGGGCTAAAGTCTACGGATTGGTTGACTGGGCTGCCTTAAACGTAGGAAAAGCTAAAGATAAAGGCGAAGATTAATTCTTTGTCAGGCTCAGAAGAACCTCCACCTAAACGGTGGGGGTTTTTTATTGACTTCTAATAATCAAACTATATTATAGGCATATGATGTCAAATAAAGCTAAAGGGTTGTCTGGATCAGCCCATATAGCTCACACAAAAAAGTTGATGGATGAATCGGTTAGACGCTATCAACATTCTTGTTTGTCTGCTGGGTTAGATATAAAGAAGACAGGCAAAAAACAAGACATCGGTCATGTTGACTTTGTTGTCAATGGAGAAACCGTAGATTTAAAAGGAATTAAAAATTCTACAAGGGAGGGGAAAATCCTTTTAGAATTTATGAATGTAAAGGGCAAAACTGGTTGGTGTAACGAAAAGGGCACACCAATGTGGATAGCTTTTGATTTTGGGGCTTTCTTTTTACACGCTAAAAACATTGAGCTTTTTGATTTAGCTAAAGAAAAATGCAAGCTAAAAGACCCAGCAAAAAATATAAACGATTGTCTTTATAAAGGTTATCGTCGTGCAGGTCGTAAAGATATGATGTCTATGGTAACACTAAAAGATGTTTTAGTAGGTTGCCCTAGTGTGTGGTATCTACCTTACCAAGAATACGAAATTCCAATTAAAAAAGTTTAAGGATAGTTAGTAAAGTTGCCTGTGCCTATGTAACTAAAACCATCATTAAAAGGTCTTAATAATAATCCTGTTGTAGCTGGTGCATCACCTGTCCAAGACGATTCAAGGCTAAATACATTTCTATTGTATTCCCTAATTACATGCTGAGAGTTATATTCTGCGCTCCCACTAAGTAAATACATTCCTGTCGCTTGTGCCCTAAAATTAGCCCATACACCTGAATCTACACTGGTGCTAGAATGCATTTCGCTTAATAAATCGTTTGGCATACTACAATTTACACCTTTTTTCCATATCTTGAAAATTTCTGCTTGACTTT